AGAGTCAGTAATTTGAACAGTTCCCATTATTGCGCCGAATCCGTCTTGACCTATTGCTTTATAATGGGAGCATGTGGTTCTTGTAAAAGTTGCTGCAACAGATACGTCGGTATTTTGTGAAGATACAACTGTCATTCCTGAATCGGTACCAATTGCTGTTACAAGGTAAAAGTTGGTACCTATATGAACAACATCACTTATTTGTACTTCTGATGTGAATGCTGTTGATGTTCCTGTGACTGTTCCTTCTTCTGAGGCAAAAGCTATTGTAGCAGTTCCTGAGAGCCCGACGGCGGGACTGTCGGCACCACATAAAGATACCTTCAGTGAATTGCCTAATTCTCCGGCAAATTTAGATGCAAATTCCCCATAATTATTTGAAGGACCTGATCCTCCATATTCTGAGTAATATGTATTATAATAAGATTCATCGCTTTTAATTAAAACCGCGTTTGCTGAATCTGTAGTTGCGTTATATGCTGATGAATTTGCTACTCGAACAACATTCAAATTTTGTCCGTAGGCTAAAAAATTCGCCGCTGAAAAAAAACTTAGATATGTTGAAGAGTCAGGCTTCTGGAAGTTTTCCACCAGTAGATCTTCACTGCTTACATTAACAATTTTATCTATAGGTCCCCAGCGAAAAGCCCCAGCAAAAGCACCTGCAGTTGTTCCGGTCTCAGGTACTATGGTAGTTAAATCTATTTCGCGAGTAACTACTCCTGGACTTACTGTAAATGCCATCTTCTTCTCCTGTAAATCGCTGAAAATTTTATTAAGTTCATGTACTATTAGTTACTATGATTATTTATAAACTTCCTGTTCTTATGCTCCGAATACATTATGGCCGGATTCTTCTAACATTCGATCAGTTCTTTCAACAGTCCATTGCTGACCTTTATTATCAATAATGGTTTCTTGTTCTAGTCCATCTTCAATAAATCCGAAAGGTAAATAAGATTCGTCTATTTCTTTCATTTTTTCAGAATACATCTTTTCTCTTAAATCAAAATCAGTTAATTCTTTAAAATATTGCTGATTTGTTAACCATGCAAATATTACAAGGGTAATAACTAAATCATCATGATGTCCTTCTTCTGCTTCATATGATTCTTTTTTAGCCGAGAAAGATGTAAGTTCATATATTATATCATAATCTGTAATTATAAGTTTGTCTTCTTCTATTAAATTTTTTAATGTTTGACATCCTAGGCGTTTAACTTGTTTTGTAGTTCTTACACCCCATTGAGCATTTTTTCCAAATCCTCCACCTAATTGCTGACCGCCGCGGCCTTTCCAATTCATCATTAACATATTTTCATATTCCATATCTTGATGAAGAGTCATTGCGACTTGTTCTCCTATATCATTAACCTCTACTAATACAAATGCATTATTGTAATGTTTTGCGGCTTTGTAAATAAAATTTGGATATAACATGGGAGATATTTCATTATCTCTATATTTTGCAACTACCTTATAGGGCAGGCCTGTGCTATCGATAACAGTGAAAGCAGAATAATCTAATTGTAAACCTTTGGCTGTATCAACTACTACTGTATAAGTATGTTTTTGTTCGGGTTGTTCAAATATGTCTAAATTTTCATAAGAATGGACTGGTGTTTTAAATGCCATGGATCTTAATTTTGAACCAGTTATTAATGTTCGTGTACTACCAATAAATTCAGTTTCGAATTCTTGTGAAAATTGTCTTTCACTTGTATTGCGAACGGTCTCTTCTTTCCATTTCTGATCTCTGCCGGGAATTTCAGACCAATGAACTTCAATAGGTATATAATTACTTCTTTTTTCTTCAGAGTCTACCCACATTTTATAAAATTGATTTAAACCGAGTGGTGTAGATACTATAAAAACTTTTGTAGTTTGTCCGGAAGAAATAGTAGGATAAACCGAGGTAAAAAATTCTTCAGCTAATTCTTTTGGAACGTGAGCAAACTCATCTAAGAAAATAATATTAAAAGATGAACCTCGAACAGCTGAAGAAGATGTGGCTGCTGCTAATACTTTTGAACCATTCTCTAATTCTATATTTCCTTTATTCCAAGCTAATATACCTTGTTGCATCCATATAGGTAAATTTTCATATGATAATTTTAATCTGTCTAATAATTCTCTAGCCAGAGATCCTTTATTGGCTAGTATACCTACTTGAACATTTTCGTTAAAAAGTATATAATGTAAAAAGAAAGCTATGATGGTTGTTGATTTTCCTGATTGGCGTGGCATCTTACATATCACAAAACGATTATCATGAAATGTGCGAACCATATTTTCTTGAAAAGGATATAGATTAAAATCTACTAAACCATGATCAACGTGAATGATTTTTACATATTTTGAGATAAAATAAACTGGGTCATTGTGACATTTAAGATATTCAGATAATTGTTCTTCAGTAAATTCTACTGGAACATTGGATGATTTAAGTTTTGGATTGCCTAGGTAAGAAGTACCCATATCACTAACTCTTTATTATATTTTTCCAATCAACGGAATCGTATGGAGTATTGGAATGTGGGTCTGTAGTTTTTTTGAAATGTTTTGGATCAATGGAATTAATATATTCTTCATGATTTATTTTACAATGATCATCGCGTCTAAATGTTACATTTGTTTTACGAACTTCTTTTCTAACTGTTGTCCCGTTTGATTCTCTTATTGCCCGTACGGTTTTTCTAAAATTCCTCACTTTTATATGATGCATTAATAACCTTACCGGCCAGATTTTCTATGTATGGTCATATTTTTTCGCGCTTGTTTTATTCTTTTAGGTTCATCTCTTATTATTTGTCGTCTCATTGGTTTCATTTTTCTATTAATAACTGCTGCTTTCATTCCCTTCCACATTTTTCTTTTTCTAATTCCAGCTGCTCCTTTTGCTTTCATTATATTACCAGGTATGACTTGTCTTTGAGTTCTGTTCCGTGTAGAGGTTGTTATTTTAGTCGCAGTTTTTCTTTTTAATTGAGATCTTTTCTTTTTTATTTTGAAGGATGATCTTTTATTTCTTATTTTTGATTGTCGACCTAGCTTTCTCATTCGTTGAGTATATGCAGCGGTTGATTCTTTCTCAGATAAAAAATCTTCCCCAAGTCCTAAATCTTCCATTTCAATCCATTCGAAGAAATCATCCAACATATTGGCTTCTTCAACTTCCTCAATGAATTCTAATATTTCTTCATCTATTGTAGAAAATTCTTCGAATGATAACATAGGGTCCTATCTTTTAAAAAAAGTGGCCAGCTATTACACTAAGTAATGCTATTATAATTGCGACCGCACTTGTAATAATAATTCTGTTTTGTTTTAAATGTTGTTCAATAAATAAGGCTCTCATAGAATCTATACTTGTTTTAACCTTATCAATTCTTTCATGTATTATTAATCTATCTTCTTTGAATGTTTCTTTCAATTCATCATATTTTTCTTCCAATCGCGCATATCTTTCCGCACATAAATCTACATGCGTTTCCAAACTTTCTTTTTCTGTCTTACTTGCCATGACATCCCGGTTATGATTTGTGAATTATTCATCCAGACTTACCTTTTCAAGCTGTTCCATTTCTTTATGTTCAGGATCATCTTTTTCTTTAAACCAGTAGTCGGTTACTTTCGAAAGCACCGCCACATAGGCGCCCATCAGTATATTTACTAAATCGCGAGATTCTGCTGGTAATGCACCGAAAAATAATAACCATATTAAAAATATAAAAGTTAATGTAATAATAAACGTTATTATAAAACGAGCCCAAAAATTTAACTTTTTTCGTCGTTCGGTACCTTCAAATATCAAAGCTTTCATTGGATTACTTTCCCATAATTTATTTTCACTGTGTGAATACATTTCTTCAATTGTATTTATCTTATCGTCGGCTAGACGATCTTTCCTACTTATAATTGACATAATTATCATTCTCCATAATTATATTTATAAATTCCTATTTAATAAGAATCACTCGACTTCCGGATTAGTTGCACTTTCACCATCTACACATCCTTGCGAATTATACCTACTTTGTCTCCATGTTTTTTTATCTCCATTATATCTCAACCATATTTGATTCCCCTGTGGATCACAAA